CACGGCGCGAAGATTTCAAAAGCTGATATTGGACTTGCTGTGCATACCGCGTATGTCGGCGATTCATTGAACTCGATGAAAGCTCATAGCAACCCGGACGTTGATAGCTTTAAGACGAATGCTGCTGTGCATTTAATTTCTGTCAACCACACTTCGGATCCTAAAAATTACGGAACATCCGAGCAAAAAGAATTCCGGCATCATATTGGTGAAGCAGAACGCGCATTTGAGTCTACTCCGTTTGAAGCGTTTGACACGGCCAAAGAACATAAAGCCTCTCTGAATGCCTATATCAACAAGACGGTCAAATCCAACGAGAAGCCGACGCCCGAAGGGTTTAAGCGACACGTGATTGAAAGCCACGATAAAGAAATCGGCAAAGTCAAAATGGACGCGACTAAAACGAAGCGAACAGCAGCAAAGGATGCTGCTGTTGCCGCGGCCGATAAAAACGCTAGCCATCTGACAAGTGCTGAAAATTCATCATCACTTACAAGCCGCGAAGAACGTTTTGGTAAATACTATGTCTAAGCACGGAGATTTCGAAACCAGCATCAATGGACAGAAGGCAAAGCCCGAGGGATACGTGTCTACATATAAAGACAACGCGTCCAAACTGGTAGATCGGTCTGAGTTCAGCGCTGCTAATTTTGCGAAGAATAGAGGGTAATAAGAAGTATGGCAATTATCAATAACAGAGCGGGTAGCCACACTGCTGGCATCCGCGTGACAGCCAATTCATTGAACGCGAATGTGACAATCACCCCGGCCAATCTTGCGCTTCTTTTTGCGAACAGCTCGCCGCTCGAGAATGTGACGTCCTTCAACATCAATAAGATCGTGTGGTCCGGCCAGTGGACTATTAGCCGCGCAAACACGGATCTGTTGTATCTGTCGAATACTGGTGTGTGGGATCTTTCGGGAATGGGCATGCCGCTCAGTGAGAATAACACAGCGAATCTGGTACTGACGTCCACGTCTGCCGGGAACAGCACAATTATCATCGAAGTGCGCAAATACAGCGACTTCTCCCAGCAGACCTAAGAGGAAGTTGCGCCATGAGACTGATGCAAGAATTAAACGAAAACGTTGACTATCTCATCGAAGGGGAGAGTCACAATAAGTCCTACTATATCTCTGGCGTGTTTATGCAAGCTGAGACTCCCAATCGCAATGGCCGATTTTATCCGCGCCCTGTGATGGAAAGTGCGGTATCTAAATACCAACAGGAACACATCATCACAAAACGAGCTCTAGGAGAGCTCGGCCACCCGTCTTCACCATCCATCGGTTTGGATCGCGTATCACATATTATCGAAAGTCTCGACTGGAAGGGCAACGATATTTTTGGGCGCGCCAAAATTCTTGACACGCCGATGGGAAAGATTGCCAAGAGCCTAATCGATGAAGGCGTCAAGCTAGGCGTATCATCCCGTGCAATGGGCACGTTGAAGAGAATGAGCTCCGGCCTGAATGAAGTCCAGAATGATCTACGTTTGGCTACGGTTGATATCGTTGCTGATCCGTCTGCCCCCGGCGCGTTTGTGCAGGGCCTTATGGAGAACGCGGATTGGATCTTGGATGCTGTGTCTGGGAACTGGGTCGCTCAGCAATTCGTGGAAGACACGCAACACACGTTCCATCAAAGCACCCTTACCCAGATCTCAGAAAATGAAATCAAAGCATTTGCCAAATTCTTGGACACACTGAAAAGCTAAAGTTCATAAATACAGCAGACATTAGAGACAATGTCGTTACCCAGGAGCAGTTTTACAATGGCTACACCAATCACCCCGATCAACGAATTTAAGTCTGATGACACCATTTCCGAAATTCCGGATCCAACTGGTGGCGCAGGTGCTCACGCCAACCGTGGCGCCGATAAGTCAGACGGTCAGACTGATATTGGCTCTGAGACATTCAAGTCGAAAGCTGAAGCTCTTTCCGCCATTATGGCTCGTGTGCAGAACTACTCAAAAGTTGATTTGCATTCGCTATACAACAGCATGTCTAACGCCGCCAACCTAGCTTCCATTAAGGCCAAGCCGTCTGCTGCTTCTGCGGCGAACGTCAAAGAAGACGTGGAAGACATTTTCGCTGGTACCACAATCACTGAAGAGCTGAAGGAAAAGGCTACGGTCATTTTCGAGGCAGCTCTTAGCGCGCGTTTGGTTTCGGAAGTTGCTCGTCTTGATGAAGAATTCGAGACGAAGCTTGAAGAAGCCGCTGAAACTCAGCGCGTTGAATTGGTCGAGCAGGTCGACAAGTTCTTGAACTATATCGTCGATCAGTGGCTTGAAGAGAACCGCGTTGCAACTGATGCCAAGTTGAAGACTGAGCTGACGGCCGATTTCATTAATGGTCTAAAGGGCTTGTTTGCTGAGCATTATATCGACGTTCCGACTGAGCGCGTTGACGTCATTGCTGAGCTGAATGCCAAAGTTTCGGCGTTGGAGACCAAGCTGAACGAACAGATCACCACGAACGCCACCTTGAAAGAATCTCTGAATGTCGGTGAAGTCGACCGCATTCTTGTAGGTATGTCTTCGGATCTCGCAAAGACCCAGGCAGTGAAGCTAAAGACTCTAGTCGAGGGCATCGATTATACCTCGCCGGAAGAGTTTAAGAAGAAGGCCACCATTATCAAAGAGACGTACTTTGGTACAGCGGTGAAGCCGTCGTCCACATCTTCTGTCAATTTCTTGAGTGAAGAAACCGATGAGGAAGAAGAAGTTCCGCCGACTGTGACCGGACCGATGAGCCAGTACGTTGACGCGATTTCGAAGTCGGCCAAGAAATCATAAATCATAAATAAAGTCAAGCACAAAAGCGAATAGCAAAACCCAAGGAGTTTAACAAGATGTTTTTGAACGAAGAAATTCAGAAGAAGTGGACCCCGGTACTTGAGCACCCTGACCTGCCGCGCATTGGTAATCTTTCGCGCCGTTCGGTAACTGCTCAGTTGCTGGAGAACACCGAGATCGCTATTCGTGAGAGCGGTGGGTTTGCTCCTACTTCGCTTTTGAACGAAGATGGTCCGACTAACCAGACCGGCTCCAACATCAGCAATTACGATCCGGTATTGATTACCCTGATCCGTCGTACAATGCCGAATTTGATTGCCTACGACATCGCTGGCGTTCAGCCGATGACCGGCCCGACCGGCCTGATCTTCGCTCTGCGTCCTCACTACAACAACCAGACCGACTCTGCTACCCCGTTCTACAGCGAAGCTGATACTCGTTTCTCTGCTCTGATGGGCACAGGTAACAGCACAATCGGTTACGCCACTGCAACTGCCGGCGCCAACGGTCAGCCGAGCTCCAACACTGCATTGTACAACTTTGCTGGTGGCATGGCCACTGCGCAGGCTGAAGCTTTGGGTGCAACTGGTAACTCTGCTTTCCCTGAAATGGCTTTCAGCATCGACAAGGTTTCCGTGACTGCAAATTCGCGTGCTTTGAAGGCTGAGTACTCGATCGAATTGGCCCAGGACTTGAAGGCTATCCACGGTTTGGATGCCGAGACTGAACTGGCCAACATTCTATCGACTGAAGTTTTGGCTGAAATCAACCGCGAAATTCTTCGTACCATCAACGTGACTGCCGTTGCGGGTGCCGTCGATACAACCGCCCCTGGCGTGTTCGATCTTGACGTTGACTCCAACGGCCGTTGGTCGGTCGAGAAGTTCAAGGGTCTGTTGTTCCAGATCGAGCGTGAATGTAATGCCATTGCCAAGGGCACCCGTCGTGGCAAGGGTAACATCTTGATCTGCTCCAGTGACGTTGCTTCTGCTCTGCAGATGGCCGGCGTTCTCGACTACACTCCGGCAATTGCCGCGAACAATGGTCTGAATGTCGATGACACTGGCAACACCTTCGCTGGTGTGCTGAACGGCAAGATCAAGGTTTACATCGATCCTTATAGCACCTTCAACTACTTCACTGTAGGATACAAGGGCACTTCAGCGTTCGATGCCGGCCTGTTCTATTGCCCGTACGTTCCTCTCCAGATGGTTCGGGCCGTTGGTCAGGACACTTTCCAGCCGAAGATCGGTTTCAAAACTCGATACGGCGTTGTTGCGAACCCGTTCTCTCCTGGTGCGGCCGCTTCAACCGGAGCTCTGGTTCCTGCAAACAACCAGTTCTACCGCCTGGTCGGTGTCAAAAACATTCTCTAATTGCAGAGGATTTGCTTAAACAAAAAAGG